ATGAGTCCCAAACGATTGCAGGACAGGAGTCGATATGAAGATTTTGACTTGGACCACGATGGCATTGTTAGTGATGAAGAGATTGATCGAGGACGGGTTATGTTGGATCTGGAGCTTGCTGAAGAGAAAAGCGAAGCCCAGCGTCGAATGGCTGTTGGAGCGTTGGCGTCGATTATTGGATCTACTGCTCTGATCATGTCTCCCATCGTTAGCGAGAGTAGAGTTTCCGCCCTGTCAGATTTGATGGGGCTTTTTTACATATCCATGGCAGGCATCGTCGGTGCCTACATGGGCGTATCAGCGTGGATGAGCCGCAAATGAATCTTAATGGTGAGGTTACATCACTGGCAGATTCGCCCTGTACAGGAAATTGTACAGCTCGTCAGTGGGGCGACCTGATCTGTAAAGGTTGCGGTAGAACGGAAGAAGACATCCAGAACTGGAGTTCGTACCCAGAGCTGCGAAGAAAGATCCGTGTACTGGAAATTTCTGCGAGCGGATACCCAACTAGACATACACACGGAAGGTTCAAGAGAACTGATCTGTGATCGGTGAGATAGCGGCTATCGTCGCTGGGGTAAATGCCGCGACTTCTGCGATAAAACAACTTGCGGAAACTACGTCAGATATCTCGAGTATCTCCGGGTATCTATCTAGCTTGGGCGGGGCAGAGGTAGAGCTTCAGCGTTCAATGAACGAAGGGAAGCTGTCAGAGGCAGATGCTGTGAAAGCGGCGTTGGCGAAAAAGCATATCCAAGAGACCATGAAGGAGATCAAAGATTTATTCACCGTCTCGGGCAATGGGCAGTTGTACTCGGAAGCAATGTCTGCAATGGCTGAAGCGAGGAAAGCCAAACAGCTAGAGCTGGCTAGAGCCGCTGCAAGAAAAAAGCAATTTTGGAAGGAGGCAAAAATATACGCTGCTGCTGGCTTAGCGTTGCTGATTCTCCTACCGATGACACTGGGGTTGCTCCTAGGCTGGCTTACTCGATGATGCAAAGAGCACGAGATCTTCTGGGTTCACTAACGTACATACTGGTCATGGTTTGTGGGATCGTGTTCGCTGTCTGGGTGGTATCAAAAATATGATTATGATGTTTTTGGTAACGGGACCAAAACTTGGGATTGATACCAATTAATTCGTTTTGCAACCAATAAAAGCGCGGTCAACGCTCGTAAGTTACTGATTATATTTAAGAAAATTTGACCCGATCACCACCTTGCCAAGGTGGAAGTCGCGAGTTCGAGTCTCGTTTCCCGCTCCAATTCAATAGGTTAGGGCACTCGACCCCTACCTTGTTTAGGACGCCAGACCTCAACCCTGCATAACAGAGCCTAGGTTGTGTGCAGCTCTTCTGAGGTCTGGTCCGCTCACATGAGCGTACCGTTCCATCGATTTAGAGCTTTGCCAACCACCCAATCTCTGGATGTCTAAAGCATCCGTCCCAGCTCGTTTGTGCATGCTTGCGAAGGTGTGTCGGAGGTCATGAAACCTTGTCCCCTTCGGTAGTCCAGCCTTTTTAACGGCTGTCCTCCAAGCCCTGTTCGTTACCTGGGTGAGAGGTTTCCCTATCAGTTCCTTGCGTGGTCCGCTTTGCACGAAGACGTGCTGTATCGGATCAAGCCAGTGGTAACGATCTTGCAGCTCACGAACCATCTCGAGCCGTCTATCCACAACCTCCTTTGCTGCCCCGGCTAAGGGCACCTCGTGGGTTGTTCCATTCTTCATCTCCGTTGATGGGAATGTAATGTAATTCCCGCACTGAGATATCCAATCGATCCGAAGATCTGCCACGTTGCTTTTTCGTAGCCCAGTCCAAACCGCGAACTGCACCATGTCCCTCCGCAGAGGGTCCAAGCTAGCCATCAGGTCATTTAACTGACGAGGCTCTAAGAAAGTAGCGAGCTGCCTTTCGGGCAACCGGCTCACGGCAGGGACATACTGGATCAACCGCTTTTTATCCCTCGCGTAATTCATCACCGCTCGGTAGTAAGTGATTGAGGTGTTGATTGTCGCAGGTGATCGATCAAGGCTTTTGATGTGATTAAAGAATCGCTCAACCGCCTTGTCGTCAATCTGCGTGATCAAACTCCTACCCCAGAAATCCACCATCTCTCCGATACGCCTATGGGCATTCTCGGATTTTGGCTTGCCATACTTCTTAGAAGGTTCGGCTAAATACCATTCAGCTACTTCTCGAAAGTACACATTGCTCATAAACACTCCTTGTTACCGGAGCGTTGACCGCCCCGAGATGGTATCAGTGACCCGTTGTCGGCAACAAGTGGGTCAGGCTTGCCCAAAAGCGGGGGTACACCGCTTGCCTAAATTTAGTGACCAGTTTTGTCCTTGGGGCTGGTCAAACCCGTGCAGCCATGTCCAGGAGAGGGGATGGAGACCGCGCAATGCGAGGGGAGCATCACAGGACCGGGGGTTCACACAACGATCTCCCACTTGTCTCCACCGAGATCGTGCTGCTTAGGCTCAAACTCTGCCTTCTGAAGGCGGTATTTAATTTGGTCTTTTTGTTTTTTTGTCGCCCTGACTCGAGCTTTCACTGATGCTTCTCCAGCCTTGCGTTTAGCTCGAAGGATTTCATCGGCGATTGCCGCGATGGGGTCATGTGACTCAATAGATAAAAGTTTCGCTTCCATGCTTCTTCCTAGTGGTTAGTAATCTCGACAGCATCTGAGACTGTTACGTCATCGCTGATGCCTTCTGTGGGAGCCGTCTCTTCCTGCACGGGTGCAGGGAGTTGCTTTTTTGTTGTACGCAGAATCTCTTCACTGCCAGACTGAGCTAGCCGGAGAATGCTTTGCAGGATCTGAATCCCTTGCCCTCCGGTTTGCAGTGCTACCAGATTGTTTTTTACATCCTGAGACAAGTCGTCTGCGTCATAGACCTTGCCGTCGATGTTAATTAGCTGTCGTTCTTCGCTCATCGTTTCCTCGCATCATCACGAATTACTTGATATGCCCTGGGTGCATCGACCCCGAACCGTCCCTGTGGAATCATGCGTTTAGGCTGTTTGTCACCACGCCCACATTCTTCGCAGTAAGTCGGTCTGTCCGCCCAGTGCTCATGTATGGATATAAAGTTCAGCCATACATTCGGAGCCAGCTCGATAGCTGAGTCCTCACCAGTGGTCAGCATGACTGACTCCGTGATTCCGTCTCTGTTCTCGATGTTCACCAGCGCAGATTTTTTATCTTCTGTGTAGATGAAACGTCGGAACCAAATCCTGTGGTCAAACGATCCCTCTAGATCGTCGCCGTCTAACTCGAATCCCCCAAAAAGCAGCGAGTCGGCTGCTCTAGTGATTCGTAAACCCAATTGGTCACTCCTTAAAATGGGATGTCGTCGTCAAAGTCGTCCAGTTGCGCCTCAGGAGCTGCTGCAAGCTCAGGAGCTGCTTCCGCCATCTCTACGCTCCATGCGCGAATGTAGAGCTGAGGGTTGCCTTTGCTGTTCATGCCTTCACGAATACCTAGCTTGGCTCTGACCTTACCGGCTGGCGTGTTGAGCAGAATGTTCCCGCCCCATTTGTCGATCTTCTCGACTTTTTCTTCCTTCGATAGCCCCTTGTACCAGTCGTACTTGCTGAGGTTCTCGTGCTGTTGCAGCTTTTGCTCTTTGCTTTGCTGCCACGCGGCACCCGTATCGGGCGTTTGTTGGTACTCGCTCATCCCTGTTCCTTGCATTGCTTGATAGACACCTGTCTGGTGTTCGTGGTTTTCCTGAAGGACTCCATGCTGGACCCTTTCTTCAGAACTGCTTCATCACCACCCAAGAACTCAAAGGCTGCTTTGTAGTCGAGTGGTGGTGTCTTCTTGATCACGCTGATCGTGACGAACTTGTTGGTAATGCTTTGCCCATACATGTCAGCCAGCGCGGTCTTAATCCCTTCGTTGTCTTTCTTGAGCTGATCGATCTCGGACAGTTCGGTGCCGATCTTCGATTCAATGAACTTGATCCGGCGCACGTTGGTGTCGATCTGGTCTAGCGCGGGGTCGTTGACCTCAACAGCATCTGCGTTGATCGGATCTATGTGCGCTTTGCGCTTCTCTGGGTCTTGATACTCGTCTTGGATGTGGTTGAACCACGCATGCCACAGAGAGATTCGTGTTACCTTCTCCGCGCTTGGCACGGGTAACCATTTACCGCTGACCTCCTCCTCGAGAAACCCATGTTTCCGCTCAACGCGCTCAATGCCGAACACGTCGTCGTTGATGTAGCACAGGAAATCGATCCACTCGAGATCACAAACCTCCATGACGACATAGCACTGCCATAGGTACATCACTTTGTCTGGCGCAAAAACGCTGTACGGCTCTTCGGTGTAGAAGGGCGACTTGATCTCGAGTCCACCATACAGTCCCACAAGACCGTCAGGTGATGCTCTGAGGAACGCATACACTGCGTGAGCTACACTGCCCGTCTCCATAACGGTTTTGCCTTCGCTGCGTTGATAGAAGTCTACGGCTTTGGCTTCAGTTTCCTGACCGTGCTTCATCGCAGCGTTAAGCTTGATCTCAGAAGGCTCACCAGCGAGCTGACGTACTCCTTCGCGTACAAGTTTCTTGGCGTTGGTGTACGGGTGTAAGCCTTCCCACGCAGCGCAGTTGCTCGCGAGTATTTTCCCCGCTCTTTCGGCATGCCATTCAGGTGACCCCTGAATTAAGACACTCATTTCTTTGCCTTTTGGTTTTTCTTGAGGGCTTTCAGATCCTCGCGGTATTCCTTCGCCAACTCAGCGAGCTGATCCTCGGTGATATCAACTTTCAAGTTGCGAACAGAGTTCTCAAATCTAGCCCACTTAGCCTTCATGTCCTCTGTGCTGGTGGCAGAAAACAGTTTTTCCCTGTGTAACTCGTAGTAACCCGCGAGCCGTTCCTCTGGGGTTTGCGTTACGGCTTCGGGCTTTGGATCTGCCGCTGTAGGGGCATCAGGCTCCTCGAGGGGCAGGTCGCTCCACATGTGATGGAATAAGCCGAACTCAGCGAGCGCCTTAACACGGCAACGCTGCTTGGCGGTATTTACCTGATGCGCGTTGGGATTAGGCTGCGCGGTGTTGCTCTTGCCGTATACCGGCAGGGTGGTGGTATGACTAACGTCGCCGACAGCGACACGGCACCGGACCTCACAGGTCTTATCTGGAAAGAAGTGGGTGTGTTTGCCGTGCTCATCCTGAAGAAACTCCCAAGTGTACTGCGGGAAGTGCTTCATCATGATCGCGTGGGCAGCCATCCACTTGACATAAGTGATCCCACCGAATTTCTCGGTGCTCACTGAATCGCTGGATATTGTCGATAGCGTTGCCCAGATGTGGGCGGGGGTAACTTGTTCCATGTCTGAAACCTCCTTGTTCAGAAGGGTTCAGAATGCAATCAATAAGTGCGAATTGCAATTATTTTATTATAGTTTTTGATCATCCATACTCAGTTGCTCTATCAAAGAAGATAAAACTTCTGTTTCGCACGATATATCTTTTTCGACTAACCATCGCACGAACACGAGTATCAGCGCGAGATCTGGTAGATCTTCTATTTTTTTATTATCGATCCTAGCTCCTCGAGGAGTTCCGGTAACTGGCCCTTGTTCTGACTCTTTAAAGCTAGCTTAACAATCATGAAAAACTGATCATCATCAAGTGATTCAAAGTTGCTCTCAAAAGCTCTAGCAATGCTGATAGCCCTTCCCCATTCGTCGTGGTCAGCTTTAGCGGGTATCCCATAAACCCATTCTCTTAAATCAAATTTGTAGTATTCACACACTCGGTAAGCCAGCTCGATGTCTCTAGGCAGACTTCCATTCAACCATCCAGTTGCGGCTGCTTTCGCACAATTTAGCTCTTTCGCCACGGTACTGGCTCGCCCATACATAGGCACATCAGCGCCCGATAAAGTTTTTTTGAGCCACTCGGCTCGTTCTTCCTTGTTCACAATTTTCTCTCTCTGATGGCAGTTGCGTAAGTAAGCAAATAATACAAACTACAAATGCCCCAAACGAGTGCAGTCTACACTTTATGGGTGAAAACCAAACCTGTGAATTCATACAGTGCCGCATTAGGTGCAAATTTCTTGAATTCCGCCAAAAATTTTCCAGAAATCGACAAAGTGGCGCATAGGTAGTGTTCGATACCTATAAGTTGCTGAAAGTAAATAATAAATGCGGAAAACAATTAAAAGGTTTGTTCTGGTGAGATGATTTCTCTATGGTGTATGCACACGGAGGAAGTATGATTTACCGTAACACGCAAGAAAAAAACTACACTGTCCTGTCAAATGCCCTTCTGCAAGGAGGCGCTGACGCCACTAAAAGGCAAGACGGACTAAACCTTGAGAGCCTAGCGGTTCTCGTTCACCTTCTTTCACATCCCACAGACTGGCAAGTCACTAATGCGTCTATCGCGCAGTATTGGGGTATCTCTCGTGAGCGCGTCAGTAGGATTACCAAAACACTGGAATCCGCTGGCTACATTCAGCGCAACATCAAGCGAAGCGACGACGGCAAGGTCAAGCAATGGGACTACGATGTCACCGATACTGCTGGTCACTTCACCAGATGCAACCAAACCCAGATGTGGCAAAACCCAGATCTGGATATCGAGACACAAAGAAAAGAATATTCTTTACAAAGTAATAAGAAGACAACAAAGAAGAAGACCGCACTCGCTGACGCGATCAAGCAATGCCCGAAAGGAATCCCTGTTCAGGCATTCGACAGGTGGCTGCGGCACAAGGCAGACAGCGATGGCATCTTAGGGGCAAAGCTTCTCAATAATGCGATACGCACGTTTGAGCTTCTCCACAAGTCTCGTTGCACCAACTACGAAGTCGTCGTAGATATCGCAATCAACAAAGGTTGGCGATCCATCGATCCCCAGTACGCGCTCATCAAGAACTACTTCAGTGATGATCGCGACATCAAAATGCTGATGGGGGTGAAGTGATGGAAATCGCAACACTCAAGGTTGAGCTTGCCAAGCATGCCCCTGTCCTGTGCCCCGAGCTGTTCTCCGACGGTGTCATCGAGCACGGCTGTTTCAAGATCGGCAACGTACACGGCGAGAAGGGGCGATCCCTCAGCGTATTTCTGCACGGCGACAGAGCAGGGCAGTGGACTGACTTTGAGGCAGGAGACCACGGTGATCTAATCGATCTCATTTGCCACTCGAAGGGCGTTGGCATTCCTGCCGCCATGGACTGGGCAAAGAAACGATTCAACATCCGCGACATCAAGCCGTCGATGAAGGTCAGGTCTGCTCAGATCAAGCGGTACTCGAAG